GTAGGTCGGCGCCCATATGTCGGCCTGGACCCGCGCCATCTGGGTGCCGTGAAAGCCGGCGAAATGCTGGGCGCGATCCTCCGTTATCGTCTGCAGCGTGACAGCCGGAAGCGCCGACCCCTGGGGCCGTTCGATCCAGTAGACACGATCCCCTGCCAGCGCAGCGACGGGCGCCGCGGCGACCAGCCGGGCGCGCAGGGCAGCCTGCCAATCCATGCTCTAGCCCCCTGCCGCGGCCTTCTTTGCGGCTTTCGCGGCAACCTTGGCGGTCGCCTTGTCGATCTCCGCCTTCAGATTCTCTTTGACATAATCCAGCGCGCCCGTGGCGCCGCCGTCCCACGCCGGCCGCATGAACGGCTGCGCGGGCGTGTCCACCGTTCCGAACTCGGTGAAGGCGGCATAGGCGAGCGAACCCGATGTCGGCCCCATGAACATCTGGACGCCCTCGCTGGCCTTCATCTTCGGGACCTGCTTGCTCGCCCGTCGCGTCCGCTTCTCCGATACCGCGATGCCGACGGCCAGCTTGCCGGATCGCCTGGGCGCGCCGCTGGACGCCTGGTCCGCAATCGGCTTGAGCGCGCCCTTGGCAATGCGCCTGAGCACGCCGCGACCCGTCGCCTTCGGCAGCCGGCTCAGCGCCTCCTCAAGCTCCCTGAACCCCTCCAGCTTCACCTTCATCATCGACGAGCTCCACATAGCCGTTGGCGATCAGGCTGCTTTCGGCACCCTCCGGCACTTCGTAGATCCGGCCCGGGTTCTTCACATATTGCGGCGGGTAATCATTCTCGTGCCGGTGCTTCGTCCTGACCTTCGGCATCACTCACTCCTCTTTCGGCGGTTTTACGGCCGCTATCTCGATGACCTCCCGGTGGCCCCGCTCGACCACTGAGACGATGTCCCACACCCCCCGGTATTGGATGCGGAAGGCGGCCGTGATCGCCGCAAGCTTGGTGCTGTACGGGACCCGAAAGGTCGCCGGCACGGTGGCCCGCTCCTGGGCGGCCTGACGCAGCTCCTGACCGGTGCCGTATGAAACTTTGGCCCACGCGTCCGCGTAGGGGCCGAACGTCGGCGTCTTCCCGCCGTAGCTGTCCAAGCCGCCGGTGGGCTGTTCAATGTGGATTCGAGCGTCCCGCTCGCCGGGGTCCATCAGGCGAACACCCGGAAAGGAGCCAGCAGGTTCTCGACCGTCGTCGACATTGGCGTGGCGGCCACAACCGCGCCAACCGTCACCGTGCCCCGATTGCGGTACAGGTCCCCTACCATCAGCAGGATGGCCTGCTTGATGGGTGCGGGGATCTGGGCGTACCCCGCCCGATAGCGGATGCGCACTGCCTCAGGGTGGGCGCGGGCGCTGGGCCAGCTCTGGCCCCACGCGAGCGCGAAGTCGCGGCCGCGGAGCTCGTAAGCACCGGCAGCGAGCGTCTGTTCGGTGCCGTTCCAGTCGAGGTACGTCACCGAGACGATGTCAACGATCGGCGGATAGCGGAGCCGGACTGCGGAGCCGCATTGGGCGCCGAAGTGATCGAGCCGAGCTTCCAGCGTCTGCACGCCAAGAGCGCGTCCGAGCCACCCGTCCGGCCCGTCCAGGCTAGCGGTTGCGGCGGCAATTGCCCCGGTCAGGAACACGTCGTCATCGCCCTCGTCCAGCTTCAGGTGGCTACGGGCTTCCGGCACGGTCACGACCGCGGCGGGGGCCTCAACGACGACGACGCGCACCAAGCCTTACTTCGTCTGGGTGGCCGGCGCCGCTTTGTTCGCCGGCTCCTGCGCCTGCTTGCGGGCAGCGGTCACTTCGGCCGTCGTCGCTTCGCGGACGAGCCCGTTCTTCTCCAGTTCGTTGAAGCGCTCGTTGCTGACGTTCTCGATCACATCTCCCTCCACGTGGGTTTCGGTGCCGTTGGTATGCAGGCGCGTCACGTAGGCGTTCTTCGCCATGGTCTCTCTCCTTTGCGCGGGGGATCAGGGGGCGCCCGTTAGGCGCCCCCCGATGGGTGGGTCAGCGATCAGACGACGCGGCCGAAGTCGCCGTACACCAGAGCAGCCCGCCGCTTGACGGCGAGCGCGAGGCGCTTCTCCGCACGGACGGTCAGCATGTTCTTGATGAAGTTGTCGCGATCCTCGGAGCTGATCAGCACCTCGGTATCCTCGCGGTCGAAAATTTGCCCTGCCATCTGGAAGGCGCCCACAAGGAACTTGTCGATGGTGATCCCGGTCGTGGAAACAACCGGCTGACCCCAGAGGGTGGGCCCGGCACGCGCCGTGGGATTGGCGAACACATAGGCTCCGTCGGCGGTCTTCGTCAGTTCGATCAGCGCCCAATCACTCGGGTGCAGAACGATGCCGTCAGCCGGGAAGTCCGCCAGCTCGACCTGGAGGATGCCAAGACGAAGCTGATCGATGCTCGTCTCGGTTCCGGGCGGGTCGATGGGCGCCACATAGGCGGACGCCTGCGGAATGAGCCCGTGCAGGTTCTGACCGGTGCCATCGCCCGAAAGGAGCTGAATGTCCTCGGCCAGGTCCAGGCCATAGCGAAGCTCGCCGTCGATCAGCGAGGCCAGCTGCGGCGCATCGTCCATCGCCTGCTTCGACACCGGCACCCAATGCGCGATGGTGCGAACGGGCGCGGTCGCCACGGTCCAGCCATAGTCCGACTCCGGCTTCGTCGTGTTCTCCGCCACCGGCGCCGCCGCGTTGGTGCGGGTCGTCTGGCGCGGATATTCGATCGAGCTGGAGCCGGTGCGGCCGGGCATCAGCAGCGAACGAACGCGCACCTGGCGGCGCGGTATCTCCACCGCATCCGTCTGCCGGTCGACGGTGATCAGGCCGCCACCGGAGCCGCCAGCGCTCGTGATCGCCTTCACGTCGATCTTGATCGTGCCGACACCCTTGTAGGCCTTCACCTCCTCGGACTCGGCAACGAACTCGCCGAGCGACTTGCGCACCGGCTGGCCATCGCCGCCGCGGCGGGTGTCCTTCTGGGCGAGCTCGGTGAACTCCGCGCGGAGTTCGGCCATCTTGACCAGCAACTGGTCCACGGCTTGCTTGCTCTCCTTGCTGAGGTCCTCGCCGGCCTTGAACTTCGCGTTGGCGTCCTCGGCAAATCGCTTCACCTCGCCGAGGGCCTGCGAAAGCTCCTGCTGAATGGTCGCCTCGTCCCGGGGCCCGTCCTTGGGCTGGGTGCCGTCCTTGCGGCCGAACTCCAGCGCCCTGCCGTTCGGCAGGTTGATCACTTCATGCTTCATTGTTTGGGTGCTCCTAGAGCTTCGGCAGGCTGAAGCCCGCCAGGGTGTCCTTCAGAGCCTTCCGGCTCGCGCTTTCCGCCACCTCGCGCGCAGACTCCCTCCGGCGCAGCTCAGACAGGCCGTGGGTGACGATCCCCGCGGCCCGCGTTTTCGAGAAACCTGCCTCCCGCAGGTACTTCTCAAACTCTCGATCGGTCGGCAGCTCGCCGTGGGCGAGCTTGAACTTGACGGCCTCAACCCGCGCATCGTCATTGGCGGGGAAGGTCACCAAGGAGATTTCGACCAGGTCCAACTTGGTCAGGGTTCGGATTCCCGTCACCTCGTCCATCTGGGAGGCGCGCACCCAATAACCGATGGACAGCCCGGTCACGACGCGCCGCTTCATCAGCGCATGCGCTTCCTTGGCCTGCGTCACTTCGTCGATCAGGAGTTCGCCGGCGCCGAACAGCCCGCGCTCATCCTCCTTCAGGTCAGTCCATGCGCCGATCGGCTCGGAAGTCCGATGTTGCCACAGGACCGGAACCGGACGGCCCTTCGCGGCGAGCTCGGCCAGGCTCTCGGTGAAGGCCCCGGGGGCGACCACCTCCTGGTAACTATCCACGACGCCGAAGACGGAGCCGTAGCCGCTGAACGTGCCGTCATCGCCGACCGCCTTCAACTCAAGGTCGAAGTCCCGGACCTTTAGTGCGCCCGAGTGCTTTAGCCCCAACAGGCGCCGAACGTCTGCGCGGGTAAGCATGCCCGCCTGCGCCATTTTGCGATCAAGCCGCATTCGCCAGCCCTTCCTGTTCGTCCAGCCATGCCCGCAGAGCGTTCCGTGCCCGTGTCGCAGAGGTGCCGGCACCGCTAAGCTGGTCCAGCGGCACGAGATTGGATTGCACCGTCAGCGCGTCTCCGCCTGGAAGAGGCTGGCGGTTCTCTAGCCCACGCATCTCGTTGCGCGTGAGGATGCCGTTCTGCCCGAAGGCCGAGTACAGCGCGGCTCGGCCAGCGCTATCTGTCCGCATCAGCCCCTCGATATTGAACTCCGCATAGACCCGCCGCCGCTCAGCCGCGGG